GCAATTGTTCGAGTGCCCGTTGTAGTGCTGTTAGCCAGCGTCAAGGTGTCGGTCGTAATAGCAACGGACAAAGCACTAGCGTTAATGTTCGCCACAACGACAACGGTTCCGACCGGAAATGCGACGGCTGAATTAGCCGGAATCGTTAACGTCAGGGTGCTGCCGTTCATCACAATAGACTTGCCGCGATCTGCTAAGACAAGTTCGTAATTAACCGTCTTAAGATTCTGCGGCGCGTCTCGGTACCCGATCTCATAGTCCGTACTGCTTGACGCATTATCGGGTACAAGCGCCGTGCCGGTAAAGGTAGGGCTTGCAATCGGTGCATAGGTCGCCGCAGCAGTCGCCGCCGTAATGCCATCAGTAATGCCGTAGCCGGCAAGTGTGGTCGGCGTGCCCGTTACGTTGGCCCATGGATACGACAGCAGCGAGATGTCGTTAATGCCGGAGATGTTGTCATACTCGGCAATCTGAACATCGTCGTTGTCCGTTAAAATGAACTTATACGCAACGCCTTCCGTTAACCACATGTCTTCAGGAAGACGTCCGCCCGAATCTAAAACGATAGGGTTGGTATTAAAAGTATCACCAGCGGCGCTAGTGTAAGTGTTAATTGGCGTTGTCGTACCGGCGGCGTACGTAAATATCTTACCGCCCGCCAACACACTGTTGTCGTCTGTAAAAAATTGAGCGCCCGCACCTGCAAACGCCGAAAGATAGACCGTCATGCTTAAGCCCTCATTCGATCAGCAAGCAGTTGTTGACTGCCGCTTGCATAATAACCCAATTTGTGCCATCCGAAACCATTGTCGCCCAGTCTCCTGACTGATCTGCAAGAATAGCGGTTCCCGCCGCGCCGCCATCACGCGGTACGACATTGCTTGATGCCGACACAAGAAACTCGTCTTGATAGTTAATAAAGGTCAATGTACGTCCGTAATTAGCTGACGCACTAGGAAGTGTGACCGTACAAGTTGAGCCCGACTTGTTGTTTATTAGCCAAGTGTCCGTTGAGCCAACTATAAAATCAGCAGTTTTAGTAACCGGAGGCGATGTGACAATCGTGCCCGTTCCTTCGATATAAGTAGGGCGCACAAATAAAATGCCGTTACTTGAACCCACATGCACCACTGCTGCCATAATGACGACAGGGTTTGGAAGGTTAGGGCGGAACTTTGTTAGCCCGCCTGTAACCGCAGGGTTGTAATAGAGGATTTGCCCTTGAATCCAGTTTTCGGCGCCGCCTGTGGTGTTGACCTTACGGATTTCGCCAAACCAAGTGATGTAGCCCCATTCGTTATTGAGGATATTTTCAGTCGCAATCCCCATGATCAATTCTTCTTGATCAGCAGACAGCCCTGTTGCGGGTGCTGCTTCTAAACCGCCGGACGCCCCTACGGCGCCCGTAAACATCACCACTTGACCTTTAGTAATGTTGGCGCTTGCTTTGACGCGGTAATACGTGTCCTGCCCTATTTTTTGAACAATGTCGCCAGTGTCCTCCATAATAAGGTTTAAGGTTTTGGCGTTATCTTGATCGTTCCAATACAGCGTCCCTGTATCTACATCAGGTACAGATTGCGGCGTTGTATCAAACGTTGTCCACGGCAAATTAGCTTGCTGAAGTTGCGCGAACGTACCAAGCTGTTGCAACGGTAACGTGTCAACATACGTTTGCGTTTCGTTATTGACTATTTCAATGGAAGGCTGAGTGACTGGCTCAAGCGCCGCATCAACCGTCGTAATAGAAGATCGTCCTTCGCCTGTTAACGTAAACAGGTTGTACAAAAACCGATACCACTCCCGCGAAATAAATCCTGTTTGCGGATCAACAATGGGGACGCGCGGCGGCGGTATGTTTGTGATCTGATCAGGCATTAGTACCGCTCAATTGCAGTTCGGCGCCCATGATGGCTACCTTAACGGGATCGGTACCTGACACCTCATACACTCGATCGCGCAGTTTGGTTGTCATGCCTAATCGACGCCAAATGGCGCGGTGCCCATACTGCCCTATGCGCCCCATCGATGTGACGCGCTCGCCATTCCATGTATGGCCGCCGTCATCGGACCAGCGCAGCATAACTCGGGGATTTGCGCCCACGGTGTAAGTCTCATCGAGCACAATATCAAAGCCGGTTCCGTCGAGGGCGCCTACGATATATCCGATACCTTGCGAATTTAAAACAGGGTTTGCAACGGTATAAGGCGTCCCAGCACTAGATAGAATGGGGTTTGTAACCGTATAGGTTACTCCTAAACTAGATAGAACGCCCCAAGGCGGTCCTGGCACGATTACTATGGGCGGTGGCGTTTGTTCCGTACGAATACGGACGCTTGTTTGCGTCGTTAGATAGCGGACATCAAACGGATCAATGCCCTGCAAACCCACGCCGGTTTCGCAGTCAAGTTGCAGCGTGTGCTGCACTGTGCGTTTTAAGTTGTTAGCTCCGGTAGGTAGCGCGCGCCATCGACGGAGCCATTTCTGAGTAAGACCGTTATCTGCATAAATAGCGAGATCAAACGCATAAAGATTGCCGTTTTCATAGTCGCCTACAATCGACTCGCCATTAAACGCGGTATGGCAGTTCGAGCGATGGCGCGTAAACTCACCTAACTTAAATCCCGCACGTTCGTGCCATGCGCCGGTCGCTGCGTCATACACCCATGTCGTATCCGCTGACGGAAAAATCAACACGTAAAACGTATGCCCATCTTGCTGATAGGTATACGCCAGTGCATCCGACATGTTGTCGTATTGTTGAATTGCAAATTCAATAGCGTGCGTAGAAATACGGACTGCTTGATAGCCTTGCGCACGATAGACAATACCTTGGCCGCGCGCATCGGCGCCGAGCCAAAACACGCTGTTATCCATCTTAGCTACTGAATATGGCGCAACGCAGCCGATCTCGTTGTACGCACCTTGGATGCGTGTCAAAGGAAAATCGGGATCGCCTGAGTTGTACCAAACTTCCGTAGAGTTGGTGCCAAACAGCCACGCTTCGCGGTGATCGACAATTAACGCAACTAAGTTATCCGGCGCGGCTTCGGCGCTCGCAAAATCGAGCGCGTCGATTGATGTACCATCAAATAAAGCAGTAATCCATACGCGCTGGCTATTAGGCTCGTTAAATACAAAGTAGCCGTCTAAATAGCCGACTGTTACCGCGCCAGGGAAGTCAGGGTCCGTAACTTGCGCAAAAACGCTAGTCGTTGTGTTGTAGATAAACGCATCAGGATTGCACGCTAAAAAAAGCTGAATACCGTTATCGGCAATCGATACGGGCCCTGTGCCTGTTACATCACCTAACTTGGTAGCCGTATAACTAGAGTCAACACGATAAAATTCTGAACCAGACACTACGTAGGCGTATTGATTTAGCGTGTATAGCCCGCGAATCGGCCCTGTGCCTACCGTCGCTTTAAAACTTAAGCCCGGACAACGTTGCAAATAAGCAGGCTCTTTGCCTCCCTCCGGTATGACCTCGGGGTACAAATTAACCATACGATTATCGGCGGCGTTAACCGACCGAATTACGTATGAGGAGCCGAGAATCGGCGTCTTCATTAGAAGTTCCCAGCGTAAATATTGTAGCGGTTACGGCGTGCAATCACGCTGTACGGCATCGACATTATGTCGTCAGGGTTGTTGATGCGCTTGAGATTGCGCTTGCTCGTCATCGCAATGCGTTGCACTTGCGGTGACGGTTCAACCCCGAATTCTGGTGCCAACTCCATCGCTAAGTTATAGCGAAACGCGCGCAAGTAGCCTGGCGGAAAGGCAAGCGTTGTATCAAGCGTCGCAGGCTCAGAGAGCTCAAGCACTGAAATGATGTGAAACTCTAGCAGCCGTGTGGGTACTGGATATAAGTACATCGTCACATCGGGATGCGTCATATTAACCCACATAACTTGCGGGTATGTGCTCGTAACGGTCTTAACGGCAATGTTGTTATACTGCAACTCATTGACCATTCGGATGCCGTACGACACGTTCGTAGCGGGGTCACGAAAATACGTTGAGTCTAAAATTT